GGTAATGATGTTATTGCTGATAAGGAATTATTATTTGCGAAGTTAAGAGCCATGTTATGCTCCTATCAATGCTTTTACTTCTTCTTCAGTTAGACCTAAATCTAAAAGTTTTTGTTTGCCAGATGCTTTTTTATCTATTGTTGTTTGTTCAGCATCTTTAATAGCTTGTTGATCTATAAGAGCCTGTGCTTCTTCTTGATCTCTTTGTGCTTCTTCTTCTGCTGTGAATTGAATTTTTTGACCATTTACAATTTTATATCTTGTCATTGTTTAACTCCTAATTATTTTTTCTTCCATATAATGAAATTTTACCATCATCAAGATTACCTGATTGAGAATAAAATCTAACACCTGTAACTGCTGTTGTTTGACCATATTTAGCACCAACATCATGACTATGCGAAGCATTAGCACTACTTACTCCCATTCCTATTGATCTAAAAAATTTTTGATAAGTTGTTCCATGAGGATTATATAATATAATTTCTGCATTAAAGGATTCTGTGGTATCAGCACCATTAATGTATGAAAATCTCATGTGATCTGTAGCATTATTTCCCTCTGTACTATGTCCTGTTGTCATACTTGTAACAGAGTAACCATAATTACTTCCTGTATCTACAGCTTGTGAGCCACCTGTTCCTGTAAAAACTCTGCCATATAATCTTTGACCATCTGTTGCTTGATGAACATTTTGTAATGTAAATAAAAAATCTTCATAGTCAGTAGATAAAGTTGTAAAATCAACTGCTGATGTTCCTGCTGAAATTGTTGAAGATGAAATATATTCCCATTGTCCACCACCAGCTTCTGCAAAAGTATTATCTCCTCTTAAAAATGTTGTAGCATCTTTAGTTCCTGATGCAGTTAGTTTAGCAAGTGAAACTGTATTGTCAGATGGTACTCCAAGATCAAGAACTGAACCAAGTATATGAATAAAGTCTATAACATCACCTGTAACAAGGTTTGATGCAAAGGTAATTGTTGAACCAGATACAGTATAAGAACTACCGGGTGCTTGTATAATACCATTTAAAGATACGATCATGTGATTAGCAGTTTCTGGTGAAACATTAACTGATGATACTTGCATAGTGTATGCAGCTTGTCCATTGACTACTGATATTGCATCACAAACTTGAAAGTTTCCTATTTGTGGTTCTCTACCTATATATGCCATTATTCAATTATCTCCCAGTTTAAATTTGTTTCATTCCAAGTATATCTATTGTCATCATCTGGATAAGCAACTGGTGCTTCCCAAAGACAAGTAGTTTCATTTAGTGTCCAAGATGGATAAGAAGGTTTTGGTGGAATAAAAGCATCTCTTTCTTGATCATACTGAAATCCAATACCAGCATAATTTCCTCTTAATGCTTTTGATTGATCAGAAGATTCTGATTTTATTTCATCACCTTGTAAATTAGTTGTTACTGTATAATGTTTATTGCCAAATGTATTATAAGATGTTTTTTTCCAAACTGCTCTATCTTTATATAAATTTTGTAAAAATTCAACACCAGCTTGTTCAGTTGTTGCAATATCATTAGATACTACAACTACTTGTTCAACTATATTTCCTACTCCTAATTTTGCGAAATGTGCCATTATGCTGTGTAACTCCCACTTGCGTTAAATACTAATATTGTATCTGAACCAGATGTTGAAACAGTTGGAGAACCACTTGTTGTTCCAGTATAATCAGCAGTTGCCATTCTTAAAATAACAACTCCACTTCCACCTGTGTTGTGTGGTAAAGAAGCATAGTTTCCACCAGCTCCACCACCTGTATTGCTAGTTCCTGATGAGCCTTTATGACCATCAGTTTGTTTTCCACCAGTTCCTCCTCCACCAGAACCACCAGATGCTTGTGTACCATTATAAGTAGCACCACCACCACCACCACCTCTTGTGACAGATGAGCCTGTGATTGATGAAGCTAAACCATCTCCACCATTTCCAGCATTGCCACTTGAATTATTTGCACCGACAGCAGAAGCACCTCCACCACCACCTCCAGCATTTCCAGCACTATCTGAATCTCCACCTTTAAAACCTTGATTAGATGTTCCAGCAGAACCAGTACCATTGTCAGCACCACCACCAGAACCTCCGGATGTTCCTGTATCATCTCCGCCACCGCCAGAACCACCAACTCCTCCTCCAGCAGAAGTTATATCTGTAATATCTGAACCAGAAATAGAGCTATCTCCACCTTGACCACCAAGACCACTATCTGTAGAAGATGCAGCTCCACCAGCACCAACTGTAATTGTATATTGTGTTCCAGGAATTAAAGCTAAAGCAGTTTCAGATGAACCTCCTCCACCAGATGTTTCAGAACTGTAAGAATTTCTATATCCTCCAGCACCAGAACCTCCAGCACCTCCATCTCCAGATCCTCCTCCACCTCCAGCAACAACTAAAAAGTCTACTGAATATGATTGTGGTGTTTCTAAAGTTACATCATCATCAACTGTTGGAATCCAACCTTGTGTAGCACCCGAATAAACTAATCTTACTGATTGACCATTAGTATTATATTCTGGATTAGGAGATGTGTTTCCTTGAAAATTTTTTGAATTTTGATTTATTGTAATTGAGTTAGTTCCCCAAGTTCTAGCATAGTCTGAAAATTCTATTGTATCTCCAGTATTAGCTGAAGCAGGTAATGTAACTGTTACTGCACCACTTGTAGTATTAATCCAATAACCTTCACCAGCAACTGCTGTGAAAGAAGCTGTTTTAATTGGTTGCCATTTTAAATCAACTGTTTGAGTTGATGCTGGAAAATTTCCAATGTATGACATCTATTTCTCCTTAACTTGAAATTGCGTCTACTGTTGATACCCAAACATCTAATGATGAAGCTGTATCTGATATTACTTTTAAAGCATCTCCAGATTGAACTACAAATTTAGCTCCACCATCTAAAACTTGTAGTGCTGAACCTGCAGGTATTGGTGCGTCTTTTACCAAGTAAATATCATTTGCACCATCATTGATATAAACAGATGCTACAACAGAACCTGTTGTTACATTTGCTACAGATATACCAACAACAGTATCATAACTGTCTGCTGTAAATAAAGTTGCAGCTCCAGTTCCTACATCATTGCTTGTGTATCTTCTAAAGTTTTGTGCCATGTATACTCCTTATTATAAAGCTATCGCCATTGCAATAGCAAATCCATTTGATGCAAATCCTGTAGTATCTACAGCAGCATCCTGCCAAGCAGAACCTGTATATACACGAAGTACATCATTTGTTGTGTTAAAATATAAATCTCCTGCAGTTAGTGCATCTCCATCATTATCTACTGTTGGATCTGAACTTTTTGCTCCTAAATAAGTATCATCAAAATTATCAGCTGCGGCTTCGGCAGCGGCTTGAGCTGTTTGTGCAGCTGTTTTAGCTGTGTCTGCAGAGGTAGCACTTGATGCAGCATTAGTTGCTGAAGTGGCTGCGTTAGTCTCTGATGTACCAGCATTTGTAGCCGAAGTTGCTGCATTGGTAGCAGACGTTGAAGCATTAGATTCTGATGTTGCCGCATTAGTAGCTGAAGTTGATGCGTTACTAGCTTGTGTAGTCGCTGTTGTAGCGGATCCTGCAGCAGAAGTTGCTGAACTTGCAGCGGCTGTTGCAGATGATGCAGCATTTGTTTCTGAAGTTGAAGCATTAGATGCTGATGTTGATGCGGCTGAAGCAGAATTAGATGCGTTAGTTTCTGAAGTTGCAGCATTGGTTGCTGATGTAGCAGATGCTGTTGCAGAGTTTGCTGAATTAGTAGCAGATGTAGCTGCATTTGTTTCTGACGTTGCTGCAGCAGTTGCACTAGCAGCGGCAGCTGAAGCTGAAGTAGTTGCAGAAGCTGCGTCTACCAATAAATCCCATTTAGCTGAATCTGTATTTGTTGTTAAAGGTTGTGAACCAGAAGATGTGTGAGATGTATTACAAATAAAAATATTATTTGTAGATGTATCTTTTACAATATCTCTAGCATTATAATCGGTACTAGCGGACCAATCACCAATAAAAGTTCCTAATTCTTGTGTAACACTAATTTCACCATTACCATCAAATGCTAAAATTTTATTTGCTCTATCTGTTGCACCTACAGCAAACTCTGTAGATGTCATTGTATTTGTTTTTGATAATTTTATAGACCTAGTTACTTCCTCTTGCATCTGTTGGATGGTCATAGTTGCACGATCCAAACCCTCTTCGTGAGATTCCGCAGGGAATGGATCATTAGCGATATAATCTATCGCTTGAGTTTGCGGAACACCTCTTCTAATAACAACTGTCTCACCAGATGCTGGAGTATTACCAACTGTGAAAGTAATTGAACCTCCACTAGCATCTCCTGCACCAGCTACTGTATAATGTGTAGTTAAAGTTTTAGTTGTCTCTGTTCCTGTTGATGATCTAATAATTACCTGTAAATCTGTGTTAGCAAATATTTTAAATGTGTAGGCAAACTCGGTTGTACTACCATTACCCGAATACGAATTTTTTACTGTTGTGCTTGATACTGTCATAACTAATTAAAACCTTTAAACAAAGTTGATGGTTTTGTAAATAAAAAATGTTGATTATAATCTTTTTCCATTCTATTTTCAATCCTTTCTAATATACCCGGTTTTATAGTCTCCATTATCTGATACCCTATCATATAGTCAAATGCACTCTTTATATAGAATAAATTATAAAAAGGTATCATTGCTGTTACAGCATCATAGGCTGATTTAGATGCTTTACTAAATTCTAATCTAGTTCCATGTTTAATAGCCATTAGAACATCTGCTGTCGTTACACCTATTGGTCCAACAAGTCCACCTAATAAAGCAAATTTATCTCTAACTTCATTAAATAATACATCACCATATATACCTAATCCACCACCTTGCAATAAAGCAGCCATTATTGTTTTAGGTTTAGTTATATCTCTTGGAGATCTACCTTTAAGTAAATCTTTTAATGTCATAGACATATATCCTAGCATTGCAGAAGTTACCATTAATGCTGACATACCTCTTATACCTCTGCCTATATCTCCTTGTTTTCTACCTTTAAAATAATCCATTTCTCTACCTAAAACTTTTTGTACAATAGAAATAGGAAATGCTTTAAATTGACCAAAAAATCTAATAGCTTCACCAAATCCAGTTCCTGCTAATTTACCTTGTGTCATAAAACCTTTTACTCTAGCATCTGGTTCTATAACTGCATAAATTGATCTATCTAATAATATTCCAGATACTGCTGCTTTAAATTTTTCTTTTTCTATTCTTATTTGTCTTTCTGTCATCTTATCTAATCCTGTAATTTTTTTTACATCAGCATCAGATATTTGATCTAACAAAGAAATGTTAATAAACTCTTTACCATCATCTGCTTTTTCCATTGCAGTTTTTCTTATAATATCCCATTTAGTAGGATTAATATCATACATAGTAAATAATTCTTGTAGTTGTTTATTTAAGTTTTTAAATTCTAAATTTTTTTGTCTAGCAAAATAATTTGCTAATCCTAACATTGCTCCTTCTTTTAAACTGTTGGTCCACCAAGAAAGTAAATTTAATTTAAAAAATGTTCTTTGAGCTTTTGTCCAACCTTTATTTAAGTTATCACCAACTTGGTGTCTTGCTGACATATCATAAATAGTATTATCATTTATAAATCCAAGCATTTCTGCTATTTCTTTTTTTTGTTTTGTATTTTTAATTTTTGCTAAACTAGATAATGCTTCAAACATTCCACCTATGAATGATCTACCTTGGTATCTTACTTCTGAACCATAAATACCAACATCTGCTAACGCAGAAATTGTTGCACCACCCAATCTTGCCATAGATGCTAAAGTTCTTGCTATTGCCGAATACTTTGCAACAGCAAAATTTTCTACAGTATAAATAGATCCATCTATAACTTTCATATATTTATCTAATTTTCTAAAATTTTTAATACTACCAACGTCTTTACCTTGTTTTTTTAATCTATCGTGTACCGCAAATCTAATTTTATCCATATTTTCTTTAGGTTTTGTACCTAAAGCATCTATTATTCCAAGGTTTCTTCCTGCAGTTTGTAAACCAGAAAAGAAAGATTCTTTTAAATTACCAACACCAAATTTATCATTATAATCAAACCAATCATCTGCTGTTTTAAAATGTAATACTCTTTTAAATTTAGAACCTTTTGCTACATCTGCTGATGTTCTTGTGCCATAAGAATTAGCAACACCATCTGCAATTAAATATTTATTACCTACTAAAGAATTGTAAACATCTATCATAAATTCATCAACATTATCTGTATTTGCAAAAGTTCTATCAGTATCTAACTTTTCCATTACAAAATTTTTCCATGCTAAAAAATTTTTATTATAATTTATATCTCTTTTTAATTTTAAAGATGGATCAGTTTCAATGTTTTTTACACCTAAAATAGCTGCAGCATTTCTAATACTTGCTGGATCGTGTGATTGTTTTACAATATATCCCCATAGCTTTTGAATATTAGCTCCTCTATCATTTAATTTTTGTCTAATCATTTCAGAATAACTTTCCATAACTTCTGCTAATTTTATAATATCTGGATTAGTTTCTGTTACTGGAGGTTTTGTTCCGGATCTTTTTTCTATCTCTGTTCGTTCTGCACTTAATTCATACATAGTTCTTGTAACTCTTCTTTGTACTTCAGCTTCTGATATTCCATCTAAACCTTTATCAAATAAATCATCTACACCAGAAGCTCTTAATTTAGCATTAAATCCAGATATTAATTGATTAACAGTTGCGTTTTGTTGTACAGCAGCAGATGATCTTGCAGCTACAACTCTATTGTTAGAACCTACCATTATTGCAGTTAAACCTTCTAATGGATTATCTTGAAATTCAGTTAATACTAATTCTGTTAATCTTCTAACTTTAATTTCATTTTCTATAGCATTTCTTTTGTTAATTTTTTTTTGTAATTTAATTTGTTCTGATACATCTTTAGCAACAAAATCTACATTAACTTCATCAATGTTACTTAATTTTTTTTCTGCTATAGATTGTTTAATTAAATTTACTATTTCTTCTTTTTTTGTTCCAGCAATAGAAGATTTTTTTAATAAATTTTCTACTCTTATTAAACATTTGTCTGCCATAATTACCTACCATTCCTACAATTAATAAAATCTGCTACTACTTCATCTAATTCTTTTTTCTTTGTATTAATTTCATCTAATTCTTCTGTTGCAGTTTTTAATTCTGAATCTTGTTCTCCTCTTTGAAACTTAAATTTTGCATCTTTTTGATTATTTCTAATAGTTTCTAATTGAGCATTTAATGTATCAATCTCAACATCAGTTTCTACTTCATTTCTTCTAACAACATTTTGTTCTGCAGTATTTAATTCTACTTCATCTGATTTTAATCTTGGTTGATTATTTCTTTCTACTGTTGGTATGCTGTTTTCTGTAGTTCTTAAAATTGGATCAGCATTTATAACTGGACTTACATCTACAGGCTCATCTAATAATAAATCTCCTAAAGATTTTTCTAATAATAATTTTCTAGTTCTTGGATCTGTTTTTTCTAACTTCAACATAAAATCTGAAGTATCTCCATAATATTCTCTAAATAAAATTTGTTCGTTAGTTAGTTGTGGTTCTACTTCATCTGATTTTATTCCAGTTTCTTTTCTAACCTCATTTACTTTTGTTCTAAAATTTTTGTATTTAGCAACTGTTTTAATATCTTTTAATTTACCTATACCCACATGAAGTCCACCACCAAGTATTGATCCAAAAGTAATATTAAGTAAACTGTCTGCTGCACCATAATCTGCTTGTACTCTTTTAGCAGCACTATAGACTATTGGTTCAACTAATGCTGCACCCACAGCACCTTCTACAGCACCTCTTGTTAATCTAGCAGTTCGTAAACCTTGTCTTGCAGCTAAAGCAGCAAATCTTGCTTGTCCAAATACAGGTACAAAAGAAGCTGCAATATTAATAGGGTCAAGCATACTAACAGCTAAACCTGTTCCAAACTTTGCAGCACCTACATAAAACCCAGCAGAAAAAGGATTCCAAGATCCTGCTGGTCCTCTCTGAATAATACTTTGTCTTTCTCTTTCAGCTTCTTTTTTTTCAACCATAATATCAACAACTGATTGAAACTCATCTTCTTTAAAATATAATCCTAAATCTTGATATTCTTTATTTAATTCATTTCTATCAATTCTAACATCACCACCTCTAATAGATTCGGTAGTAGCAGCATTTATAGACCTATGTGTTTTTGTTGCTTCTAAAGGATTGTATTCCCAGTTATCCGCAGCAATAGCACCTAAAGTATCTAACAAATTTTTTTTATATCTATCATAACCATTTTCTTGTGCTGTTTCGTCTATTTTTAATCCGAATCCTAATTGAGCCATTAAATAGTTCCTTCTTTATTAAGAAGTTCTGCTGTTAATTCAAAATGAGATATAACACCGGATCTTTTATTTTTTCTAGCATTTTTATATTCGTCATTATTTAAAAATTCTTTTGCAGCTTCAGAAAATTTACCTGCATTAATTAATGCTCTTGTTTTAGGAGATTGAACTAAAGAACCTCTAAACCATTCATAAAATAATGCTTGTTGTAATTCATCAGAAAAAGTATCAAATTTTGGTATTGCGTTAATTACTTCTGGTATTCTACTTTCAATATCTTCTAACAACATTTGTTCAGCTTCTTCTTTATTTACTGTTTGTCCTTCTTTAGCACCATACCTACCATAACCTATAGTAAGTTTTGATTCACCTTCTGTTGCTTGAGTTGCAGATTCAAAAAATGGTCCTTCTTTCTTTTTTACATAATTAAAAAATTTATTACTTTCAACTAAACCGGCAAATCTAGGTTTTGAATTTTCATCAAAAATTAAATTATCATTAGGTAATGATGCTTGTCTATCTTCATCTGGTATAAAATCATTTAAAGACATATTTAATTTTATGTCAGTTCCCGGCAAGATGTAACTGTCATCATTAAAATTAAATTCT